GCGTCTTTTGGTGCTTTTTCTACGTCTTGCCATTTTGTTTTTTTATGTTTGTTTATTACGTCCTAATTACCATAGCAGCTGATCTGCAAAGTATCCTGGCGTTCCCTTCACTTTTCTATCTGCCTCGTGCCTTTGCTTATATAGGCGCCGCCGCTGATCGGCTACTGCTTTTCCAAATAACTTTCTGTAAGTTGGATAATCCAGGTAGCCTTTTGCGCCTACACTTGTTATATAATTTCCTTTTCCGTCATAAATATCTATTTTTTTACCTTTTCTGCTGCTCGGCTTTACTCTTACATTTAAGCGCCTAGCCTGGGCCTGCGTGTAGGGTAAAATTTTATACATTAAAGATTTTCTATTTTTCTAATTTTTGAAGCAATTTCAGTCATTTGCTTTTGTATCTTTCTTTTGCCTCTTTTAGTGCTTTCTACTAATTTTTTTGCTGCTAAACTTCCATACTGATTTTTTAGTATAGTTTCAGCAGTTCTTTTAATTGCACCAATTCCACTCATTACGCGGATATTTACATTATGACTTTTTGTGTCTGTGTGCATTTCGCTAGTGCGCTTACTTTTCTTAGCTTTTACTTTTGTAGGAGCCGCTTTCTTTTTAGGTGCTGCTTTTTTCTTTACTGCTCCTACTCCAGCGCGCTTTTTACCGTAGCTAATTGCAAACGCTTGCTTTACAGCTTGCGCCTGGGTTAGCTTAGGGTTTTTCTTGCGCAGCTTTTTAGCCTCTGCGACTACTGCCTTAAATTTTGCGCGTGCTGCGCGTTGCTTTGCAGTCATTTTTATTTTTTTCTAGTTACAAAATACAGGACAGCTGCGCCGCCCAGTATTAAGGGTAAAAAATTAGGTTTTCCTGTTGCCGCTGATTTTTCAAAAGCTGGCGTAGTGGTAACGTCCATTGTTGGCGACTGATCAAAAACTTGATCGGCTGTATCTATATATTCGGCTTGTTCTGCTGCTTTTGGCATTAATGCTTGTTTTGCTAATTCCTGGGCCTTTGCGTTAAGTGCGTCCTTTCCTATTTGTAGTAAATCGTCTGGCTCAATTCCGATATCCTTTAAAAAGTTACCCACTTTTACAAGTAATGGCGCTGCCGCTGTTGCTGTTGCTGCCGCTGGTGCTACTCCAATTGTATCGTCGCCAAAAATTCTTTTTTTAGTAGATCCTTTTTCCCAGGCTTTTTTAAGTGCGTTAATTTGCCCGCCTGCACCTTCCCAAAAATTTGTTAGCTTACTAGGCGCTTTTTTCCAGGCTGCCGCTAGCTTTGTTCCCAGGGCGCCAAAATTTAATGCCACTAGCGCTAAAAATGCGTTCCGTACTGGCGAAGCAGCTACTTTCAAAATTGCTTTTGTTCCTTTTTTAAGTACCTGCCCTGCTGTGCGGCCCGCAGCCTGGCGAGCAGCTTTCAACTCTGTTTTAGCTGCTGTTTTCGCCGCTTTAGTCGGCGCCGCTTTTTTGGCTGCTTTAGCAGCTTTTAACGCTGCCTTTTGTTGCGCTGTTGCGCCCATTCCGCTTATTGAGTATAGTGCCATTTTTCTGTCTGTTGCGTGTTTATACGGTTTTTTATAATCGTACTGTCCTACTACTGGATCCAGCCAAATTTCGTTTTTACCTGGATTGATCACTACAAAAACGTGCTGCGGTTGCTTGTCGTAATCTCTATAACTTGCAAAACGATAGGCAAAAGGTATGCCCAGGCTTTGTAATACTCCCCCAGCAAATAAACTGTAATGCTTGCAATCCCCATAACCTGTTGCAAGGATAGCAGCTGGACTTTTTACAGTTTGCTTACTCCCTGGCTCAATTACATAGCGGACATTATTTTTTAAAAAATTAAAAATTTTACGTCCTACTTCTCTAGGTGTTCCAGCATTAAAAAAAGAACTAATCCTGCTATATTCCTGCGCGTGTCTTTTGTGCGCAGTACATATAGCGTCTATTATATCGCCTGTACTTTGATCCTGGACTAGCATTTCGTTTTTGTTCATAAACGGTGCTAGTCGCCCCATTATCACACTTGCGTTCACAGGCTGCGCGTTTCGGTTATCGGTACAACTATTCCGTCCACGTTTGCTGATCCACTAAAAGTAGCGCTAACCTGTCCAGCTGCCGCGGTTAATAATTCTCTTACACTTTCAAAAACTCCTAACGCGCTAGGACGTGCCACAAGGCGCAGCGTACTTTCGCTATTAGGTGCGACTGTCTGATCGCCGAATGCTGATACATTAGCCAGGAATCTATCATTTACGCTAATTGATCCAGTAATACTTTTTATTTTAATCGTTGTATTGGTCGGGTTTTGCACAGCTAGTTCCACGTTAATCGTTGGCTGTAACAAACTTCCGCCTGGTCGCAGGCTGCGAAGTTGAAAAATAGCTTTTTGGCCGAATCTAAATCTTGAAAGTAAAAAAAGTGCAGCGGCGCCGCCTATTAGATAAAATAAGTTTTTCATTCGCCTGTCGGCGCGGCTTTTAAGTCTTATGTCGTTTGTCCGTATGAAAGTAAAAAAACTTTTTGGCCCTGCAAAACTTTTACGCAACTAATTTTTTGACTTTCGTAAAATAGGAACTTTTTGAGCTATTTGTGCATGCCTTTGTGAGGCCTTGCACACAATAGCTCAAAGTTAGTGAAAATAATTGATATTTTTAGGAATTTTACGATATTTTTTTATTCACATTTACCTGTATTGACCTTCATTTAAAAAAATCGTTGCACATATAAGCGCAAAAAAGAGGCCCCTAGTAGAAACCAGGGGCCGCATTGTGAATATAACCAACTCTGCTTATGTATCTGCTAATTTACAGCTTTTTTTCAAAATCGCGTATAAGCCACGTCCTGCGCTCAAATTTCGCGCTTTCTTTGTCGTACCAGTTAATATACCAGGCGCCGAGATCCTGGCAAAATTTGCCAAATTTTAGCACATTAGATATATTTCTGTATTTCCTGGGCCGCTTTGTGCCAGGCTTAAAAAAAACTATTGCTGTTTTTAGATCCTTTGCCATTTTTTACTAATTTCGTAGTGAATACAGGTGATCGCGGTTAGTCCGTTGGTCGTTTGTCCGCGCCAGTTGAGCCTAGCTCCTGGCGCTTTTTTTTAAAATGGTAGGTCGTCAATCATTACGCTATCTATATTGCCGCTTCCCATTTCCAGCCTGCTTTGTTCTGCTGGTAGTCCAGCTTGCGGCTGTTCTACTACTTCAGTAAATAAAATGCGCAGGTAATTAGATCCAGTTTTGCTTTTGTTGATCCAGCCAGCTATTCGGTATTTTTTTTCCCCTACCGTTGCTGTTCCCGAATAATCGGGCGCCTGCGCTGTTTCCTTTTTTGCATTGCGAAAAATTGTTCCGCTGTTGTTTTTCTGTTCCATAGTTATTAGCGTTCAGTTTCCTCTGTTCCCAGGTTAAGATTTTTTACCTTTTTTTGGTATTGTGAAAGTTTCCTGTTCTATGTACGGTACTTGCTGCCATAGTCCGTTAAAATTCATTATAGCAATTGGATCAAAGTCATCTGAACTTCGCAGGTATTTAGGCCTTAAAATAAATTGCTGATTTTCTTTATTGCGCTCAACTATTAGGGTACTCTGCGCCCAGCGGTCAGTATTAGATCCCAGGTGTCCTAGCGTTTCGCCCTGGCCCTTACCCAGGTGCAGTACGCCAATTAGTAAAACATTATACTGTTTCGTGATTCGTTTAAACCAATTAGTAAGTAACCTGGTTTCCCTTTCGTCGTTGTAATTTAGGCAAAGATCCAGCAGTCCGTCAATAATTAAAACGCTGCAATCTGCGTGCTGTTGCAAATAGGCTTCAACTAGGTTACGAATTTTTGCTGGCATATCTTCCCTAGTGCTAAATGCGTCAAAAAAATCGGGCAAAGTATTTTTATCAGCAAAACCTTTTATTTTATCCATTTGCCTGTAAAAGTCAAAGGCGCTATGCTCCGTATCAAAATAAGCTAGGCGCTGCCTATCAGCTGGCAGTGCTATTTTAAGGCCAAAAACAGCCTGGTAATGCGGAACTAATGCGCTAGCAGCTATTGCACCTACATAGGTACTTTTACTGGCTTTCGGCAAGCCGCTGACCACTACATAATTTTGCAGCGTTCCCACAATTTTACTATTAATAGAAAAAATAACTTGCTCTTGACTAGGCCGTTTTGTAGGATCATAGCGCCTGGTATTAAGCAAGTCATTTAGTACTAAGTCGTTTGTCATTAATTTTTAAAAATTCCAGTAACTAGATAGCCATAGCATAAAAAGTAAAATAATCAATAACCAAAATTTTGGGTTATTCAATAATTGATAAGACATCTTTTTCATTTTCGTTGGTGTTAAGTTTTTCAATTAAATCTTTTGCTGTGTTAATAGCGGCCTGTACTGCTGTAACTGGCTCCCCTTTGTCGGATAGCTTTTTTGTTGTGGCTAGTTCCAGGTAAAAAGGTAGCAGCTGAATAGTAAAGTACTCTAGCTTACTCATACCAGGGATAGGCGCAATAATACGGCCCAGGTTGTCTTGTGCTACTTGTGGCGGAAACGCAGGAGCATTAAAATTTTGGTTTTGCATAGTTGGATAAATTTTATAGATCTGTAAATAAAAAAAACAGTTTCAACTGCTATCATTACTAGCAGCATAATAGGGAAACAAAATAGCCAGGTATAACTCCAGCTAATAACGCGATCAAATTTGCTCATAATTGCCCTGATTAGCGTTAATCAACTGGCGCTGGTAAAAATCAATAGAATCGTCAATAAGAGTGCGCAGTTCCATTTCCAGGTTAAATGGGATCAGTCGCTGTTCAATTAGGACGCGACTTTCGCAATTAAAAGTTAGCTGAATAGCTATGCGATTTGTGTCTTTTAGATTAGATCCTAAAAATTGTAGCGCTTTAATTTTGTCTTGCAGCATAGTTTTATACGCTGCCAGGTCGTTTGGTGTTGTCATACGGTTAGAATTTAATTAAATGTAAATCGTTTGTCGCTGTAAATTTATAGTAGTTTATTTCATATAACCAAAAAAAAATCTAGCTGTGAGTGGCTAGATTAAATAAAATGCTATAAATTAGCAACTTATGACAAATACAACTCGGCTTCTTCTTTTCGCCTTCTTACTAGTCCTCGTGATACTACTTTACCTTTTGGCGTTGTCACTTTATTAAAATCTGCAAAATGTGCTGCTACTTCTTGATCGTTTGCACCAGCGTTTAATTTACGTAGTAATGTAGATCTGCCAAATGCTCCAACTCCTATATTATAGGCTAAACTTGTTAGCGCTGCTAACTGTCTATCATTTATAGGACGTTTTACTAAATTTTTTACGCTATTTTGTGTACTTGCTGTTACTATATTTAACCAGCGTAATGCAGTTTCTTTAGTAATAACGTCACCCTCTTTTATTCTTGTTCCATTTTCGGGATTGTATGTAGATCCGTAACCAATAGTCCAAATGCCTGCGCTGTCTTTATAGGCTTTTAAACGTATGTTTTCAAAATTTGCTATTATTTTTGCTGCACTCACTTTACTACTAATTAAAATAAGTCCTACAATAGCCAGGGCAATTATATAATTTTTGTACTTGCCCATTCATTACAGACCTGTTTTATCAAAGTCCTTAGCTGCGGTAAGGCCTAGACCTGCGCCAATTGTACTAATGCCAGTAACCAGGTCGCCTTTTAGTATGGCTGCTACGCCGCCAATAATAGTAGCAAAACCAAAAAATGTCGTTTTCCAGTTTTTAAATAGCTTTTTCATTTTTTACAAAGTTTATTCCGTTATAGATTATTGTTGCAAGGCCTAGCGCCGTCATTATAGCCTTATCCTGGCCTTTTAGCTTAGTAGCCGCGTACAGCATAAACGGCCCGATATAGGCCACGTCTGCTAGTCGTATCAGCTGTGTTTTCAAAGTGTACTGCGCTTAATTTGCTGAATCAATATATCCAGTTTTGTTTCCAGCCTTATTAAGCGCTCTGCGTGGTCGTCGTGCTTTGCCTGCTTTTCCTCTAGCGCTTTTACGCGCTGATTAAGTACGGCCCAACTAGCACCAGCGCCAAAAACGCTACTAATTACTATCGTTATTATTTGTGGATCCACTTTCCTGCTGTTTTTTTGTTTCCTCTGCGATTTGCAGGTTAGTTTCGCGCAGCTTTGCTTGCAGCCACTCAATGTTAGCTAGTAAGTCGTAGGCTGCTGCTTTTAGTGTTTGTAGTTTGTCCATTTTTTTAAGGTATAAGTGTTAAGTTTAATTGACTGCAAATATACTGATAGGCAGCATAATTAATATCAGCAGTAGCGCCCCATACAAGGTAATTTTCGCCGCTTATTGTAGTATTACCTTGCGTAAGGCTTTGTTTAGTTTCAGCGCCTTCGCTATCAGTAGTAACGCTACTGATCTGCCAGTAAAACTGAGCATAATCGCTTAAATTGTCGTTTACAATACTAGCGTCAATGTAGTTGCCTGTTGCGGCTGTTCCGTTAGTCCAAATCTGGACTGGTTGAATTGAATATCCCATTTTTATTTTGTTTTTTATACAGCTTGTGAACCTTGTATTTTAAATTGAACACGATAATTTGCGGCACCACCGGCAATTTTTATTCTTAAATATCCACCGGAATAATCAAGCGTTAATGTTGCATTTTGTGAAACATCATAAACAGTATTAACTATTTCTATATTGTTTGTGCCAGCACCATAGGCCCAACGAACTAATGCAGCACCACTACGGTTGTAATCCGCACTACTTGTATAACTAATTTCTGTTATTCCTGCCCAATTTGCATTGGGAGCCGCGAAAAAATTTGTTGTTGTATTTTGTGCAATTGACAATGTATAAAATAAAAATCCACCTTCATAAGTTGCTGTTCCTGGATTGCCAATTATTGTTTCGCCGGCAACTTGTAATTTATGCCCGGTGTCTGTCGTTGTGCCGATAAGAAAATTTCCACTCGCAGTCAGCCTAGCGCGTTCTACTGTAGAATAGTTAGAACTTATATTACTTGTTCTAAATATAATAGTATTATTTGCAGCAACCGAATTTCCAGCAGTATCAATGTACAATTCATTGGCTGATGTTAAACCAGCTTCACTACCATTAGTGCTTTTTAAAACTAAACTTGGAAACGAACTAGTATTTTTTATTTCTAAAATTGTACCAGCACTTGGATTAATTGTACTTGTTGGCGTAGTTGAATTTATTCCTAAATTTCCATTAGAATCAAGGCGCATTTTTTCTGCGCCTGATATTTGTAATGCAATACCAGTTCCAGTAGTGTTATTTAATTGAGTTATTCCAGTCCCAGTAGGTGCAAAATTTATTCTGCTATCTATATTTGTTCCTACAGATTTTAACCATAATAAATCTGTATAACCACTTGCTGCTTGTAATGTCAATGGCGTATTTGCAACTGGCGCGATTGTTCCAATTCCTATACTTTTATTTGTATCAATGTATAAAGCTGATGCTGTATTTATTTCTAAATCAATTACACCGCCAGTAGCGACGTTTAATATAGTTGCACCACTTGAAGCAGCAAAGCTATGATTTATATTTGAAGGGGTTACCGTTGCTGCATATATGGCACCAAAACCACTACCACCCGTAAACGCACCTATTGTTAAACCTTGTGTACTATCCCAAAATTTACCATATCCAGTAACCTGTAATTTTTCGCCGCTATTAGTTGTAGATCCTAGCAGCAAGTTTGCTGCCATATAATTTAAATCGCTTGCTCCTTCCTGATACACTCCCCAGCGGTTAGTATATGTAACCGTTCCTGTGTTTGGGGTTTGATCGTTTAAGAGTAGCGCATAATTATTAGTAACGTTTATTGCACTGCCTGTATTATCGGGAAATAATGCTCGAAGGCCTGCCAGGTGCGTTACTGTTCCTGTTGCTGATCCGTTAAAGGCCCAGCCTGCTGTTAAATTGCTATAAGCGCGAATTTGCGTTCCCTGGTTATGTGTAAGCGTTCCAGTACCAGTAAAAGATATACTATTGTAAGCGTCTAGTCCTGATCTCGCGCCGCTAGGAATAGTGGCGTTACCAGCAAGGGTAAGATCCAGGCTCGCCCCTAGCGCAGTAATTGCGTTAGGACTAGAAAAGCTGCCGCCAGCGCTTACGCTTAAATTGTAGTCAAAGTAATTGCCCCTAGCTAAGCCAGTTGTATAAGTTTGTAGCGCTGTAAAAATACTTTTATTGGTTGCAGCGTTTATTTCAATAGCGTTATTAGTAAGAACTGTATTGTGTAATTCAAAATAGTTGTTCCCACCGTTATAGGCGTCGCCTATGCGCCACAGTCCGCTACCGCTACGCTGAAAAGCCAGCAAGCTGTTAGCAGTTGCGCTAGTGCTATTAAGCTGCGCGATTATTCCAGTACTGTGAATATCTAGGGCCGCGCCTGGCGTAGCTGTAAAAATACCTAGTCCAGTACTATTAATATAAGCTACTGGCGTACCTGTTCCATTGCTTTGAACATTAAAACGGTATCTAGTTGCATAAGTAGCAGCAGCCGCGTCTATTGTTTCAACCGTTAGCTGCGTAGTTTTAAACGTGCCTGCGTCGTCGGGTAATTGCCAATGAATACCAGTTCCCATACCTACTCCAGCTGTTCCACTAGATAGGCTGTGCTTAATTAGTAAAGGATATTGTCCAGCAGTTGTGTTGGGCGTAGTTTCTTCAATAACCGCTGCAAACCCGCTGCTATTAGTTACATTTTTTGCCCATAGCGCAGTAGTACTACTTCCGCTGCCTGCATTAGTTGTAAAATTTGAGTATATACCTACTCCGTCTGTCTTTACTGCCTCAATTCTAGCGCTAGGCGTAGCTGTCGCTACTCCTAAAAAGCCGCTAGTATTATCCCAAAATAAATTCGCGCTTGATCCTATTGCCTGGCTGCTGGTAAAATACGCAACTTGTGTAGCTGTACCAGTTCCAGTAATTGTACTAGATCCTGGGCCGCCGATTAGATCCCAAGTAGTACCGTTATCGCGGTAAATCTCAAAGGTATCTGTACTAACGAACAGCCTACCAGTTTGGCCAGCCGCAGGACGGTTGGCAAAAGTATTGCTGTTAATAGACGGACTGCCTAATTGATTAAGTATATTAAAATCTACAAACATTAAACGTATCGTTTAAGTATTACCGTTAATTGGTTAACGCCAGCGCCACTAAAATTGAAGGAATACACTTTGACGTTAATCTCGTTTTCGTTTCCTGTTATATTCCAGGACTGATTTGGCGTTAGTAAAAAACCGTCAATAGTAACGTTGGAAGTACCTTGATTAACAAAAATTACGCTATTGGCGTTAGTGTCTGTTTGACTACTAGCGCTAAAAATTTTTGTTTCTGTTATATATTTTTTGCAAGTCATTTGCACTGGCTTTTATCTTTTGCGTATTGATCCGCAAAAGTAGTTTCGTCGGGAATAAAGGTCGTTTGATCAACTGCGTCAGCAACTATTCTTCTAGCCATACCAGCTGCCGCCTGGGCGCTAGGTGCGTTTGTGCCATTCATTTTCTTTTTAGAGAAAAGCCAAACAAAATAAGCTGCCGCCGCTATATATAATAAGTTTCTGTTCATTTTTTAATTTTTAGCACAATACTTGATTATCGTCAAAGCCGATCCGAATAGGGCCTATTCCTTGCGAAAGCGATTTTGTAACAGCTTTTGCTTGCTTTCTTGTTACTGTTCCGCTTTTTACTGCGCGCTTTACAGCTGTTGCCTGCACTCTTTTAGCTGTTTTTTGGCGCTCAGTTTTTTTAGCAAATAGGTTGCTGATTAGTTTTGTTCCAGCGTCAATAAGGCTGGACTTAACTTGTGCGCCTCTAGTGTCTGCCTCAAATTCTTCTGCTGTTTGACGGATAGGCATATCCGCTGTTACAGTTACTCCTGGGCGTCTGCGAAACGCCATAAAAGCGTATGCTGCGCCAGCAATTAATAAGATCGGCAATAAGTTTCCTTTTTTCATTAAAATCTAAATTTTATATTTTTCCTTCTGTAATTGTCGTTAATTGCCTCAATCTTAGTCCTAGATAAATTTCTAGTAACAAATTCTGGCAATGTACTCAATCCGCCTGTTGGTATTCCAAAAAAGTATTCCTGCCTTCTACCAAATTGACTAATTAAAGTAGCTACATCACCATCATTTTTTACTTTAGTCAAATTAACTCCAGCTGCTTCGTAATTGTCGTCCCAACGTGAATAACCCATATTTTGATACAAAGCGTTTGCAACTAACGTCCATTCGCCTTTGCTTTTTGTTGGACTTTGCCTTTTTATAGTATCTTTTACATATTGCTCAATTGATTGAACTTCTTTTGTTGCTTGCTCTTTTTGTTCTTTTGTCTTTTTTAAACCTAGCTTTTCAGCTAGTGGTTTAATTAGCAAAAAGTATGCAGCAGCAATACTACCTACAAAAATTATAGTTCCCTGAGTTTGTTTATCAATTCTCATTTTCTTAACATTGATAGCAGCATACTAATTTGACTTTGCGGCATTGATGCAAGCTTTAATAGGTCGTCGGGTGTTACTCCTTTACTAAATAAAGTTTGTAGTATCTGTTCCATATCTTGTTCGGTATGTGTTCCGCTAACAGCCTGCACGCGTGGTCTTGCAAAGTTGCCAGCCATACTAGAAAGCGCATTAATTAGCATTTCCTGTACGCGTGGCTGTTGCAGCATACCTGCTAAAATTGATCCTGGCGTTACTGGCTGTTCTTCTTCTTCTTCTTCGGCTTCTTCTTCTTCTATTTCTGCTAGCCTTTCTGCCCTCATTGCGCGGATCTCGTTTAGGATCTCGTTATTTATTTGCGCCTGTTGATTGCTTACGCCATAGCCTGCCACCATTCCTAGCGGCGCGTCATTAACCGTAAACACTTTGTTAATCGCAGGCGTCGCTTTTTCTTTATCCTTTTCGTTGAATAAGCCTAGCACAAAATTGTTATAGTCATCATTAGCAATTAACGCCAGTTCACTTTGTAGCTTTTCGTAGCCTTCATCCTTACTTTTGCCGTCATAGGCTCCAGTAATGTTTTTAGGCATAACAGAAAAACGATACAACTTGAAAGCCGCTTGCGGCTGATCATTATACCAATTTAGCACAGCGCTTGCGCTGCGTAGTTGTGCAGTTGCTGCCATAACTTAAATGTAATAAACGCCAAAGCAAAAGCTAAAATTCGTAGTATTAGCAGGTGCGTTAGCAATTTGAATAAATGACTTATCCCAGGTTATTTTTTGGCCTTGAAATTCAAACAAAGCACGTACAAAAGGTGCGCTGGCGCCAGTTGTAGCCTGTTGGCGAATTAAACTAATCAAGGGAATACGGTAAAGATCCTGGCGTTCATTTGAATATAACACTAGGTAACTTTTTTCCATAATTGCAGCTGTTGGCGTGTCCACGTTATTAGGACTTTTTTCCAGCGTATCTATTGCCCAGCTTTCCATTGCTAAAAGGCTAGTATATCGTAATTTCGGCAAATCTGGGAAGCTCCATTGCACTTGAGTTTGTCCACCACCTACACCAGGAACTAAAACTTCTACCAGTTCGTACTTTGCGGCTTTAAATGCCATTTTGATAAAATTTACTTTTTTAAAAATAGGGCCAGCCAATTGACTGGCCCATTATTATTTTCCCTAGTTATTAACGTACAGGGGTAACGTTCTGCGCCAAATGTCCACGCATAATGATAATAGCGCGGCTGTTTGTTTCTACTGCAGTCATAGCCTGGTTAAGCTGTACTTGCAGCTGATTTTGCTTAGATCCTACTAAAACCCAAGCTGGCTCAATTGGATAAAAACCGTCAGCGCTACCGTCTTGCTGATCAATAAAATTAACTCCAGACGCTGAATAATAAGCGTTAGACGCTTGCTGCTGCTGGGGTACGTATCTGTGCCTGAATAGGTCATAGGCAGGTACAATTTGACGGTTATTTACAGTCAAAGAAAGGCTGCTGTTATACCAATTGTTAATAGATGATCCAGTACCACTTGCGCTAAAAGCGTAAGGGTTTGCATAAGAGTACATCACAAATGAATTACTTGTGCTGCTTGAAGGTACAGCCACAAAAAAACCAAGACTAGAACAAACGAAGGCGTCCTGCAAATTAAGGCGCTGTTCGGTGTTAAAGCTAGTAGTATTTGAGCTGCTAACGTCGTTAGTTAATACAGGAAATTGATAGGTAGTTATAGACGTTGATAATGCTACCTCTAAACGCAAGTAGGACTGAGAAAGTACTGCTTGACCTAGCGAAAAACCTGCATTGTTAATCGCTTGTTTTGCCTTTTCAAAGGCTAGGCGTGTGCCGACTGTTGAAGCCATTTTAATTGTTGCGCCATTCGTATCGCCTGGCGCGGGGCTTTTTGTTTTTAAATAAAAGTGAATACAGGTAATTTAATTAGTCTTCATCTTCGTCATATCCTGCCAGCACAGAAAGATCGTCGCCAGCTAGTACCGTATCATCCCCAGCAATTACGCTAATGTTGTCGGGTACTTCTCCTACTGTTACAGGGAAAGTCATAGTATCATCCATTTGCCCTAGTCCTGGTACTAATTGACCTACTAAACCTGCGCCGCCTGCTGCGATCATACCGTTACCGATTGACTTACCCAAGTCGCCTTTTAAGATCATTGGAAAAGCTAGTCCGATACCTAGTACAGCTGCATTTTTAATGCGCTCATCCCCTACTGGGATAAAGCCTGCAACTTTTTTACCAATAACTGCGCCAGCGATTATACCTAGTGCAGCTGTTAAATTGGCTCTTTTGCCAATTGCGCCCATACGACGACGACCTGCGCGTCTTTTGGTGCTTTTTCTACGTCTTGCCATTTTGTTTTTTTATGTTTGTTTA